CCCGGCAGGCCTGACCTTAGTCAGGTCCCAGGTCGGGTGCTTGCCGTGGAGGAGATCCTGGAGGAGGTACTTGACCATGTCGGCCCAGCCTTCCTTGGAGTCCTCGCACGAGAGCACAGCACCCTCAACCCGCTCAATGTTCTCAGGAACAGCGGGCCACTTATCAACTACTCTCTTCTCAACGCTGTAGCCTACGCCGGTCCCGTTCATCAGAACGTAGAGCAGCTCAGCCAATGCGACTGGTGAGTCGAGGTCGAGGTAGGAGCAGTTAAAGATACATACATTGTCACGGTCAGCCGCAGGGCCAGCCGTCATCAGGGAGCGCATGCTAGGCATCACGTCCCTGCTGTAGACCATATCCTTAATGGAATAGTCCAAGTCATGGAGTCCGTTGCGGGCAGCCTGGGCAGTGAGCCAGTCCCACCAGCGGTTAACGGTCTCGCTCCAGTCTTCTCGCTTCTTATCTTTGTCATTCCACCGGCTGTACTTAGACAGGTGGATAAATTTACTAAATTCATTCCAGTCGCTGGGATACATTGTCAGGTTCCAGTGCTACCAAAGCCGCCATCTCTACGGCTGCTGTCCTTAAGGTCATCCATAGACACCATCCGCTCCACGTTGCCCACGTAGTGGGGCACGAGGACCAGCTGGGCCACCCGGTCGCCGAGCTCGGGCGTGTAGCCCTCATAGGCGAGCTTGATCTCACCCCGGTAGTCGGAGTCGATCACACCCAGGGTGTTCCGGAGACGGAACCCCTTGAGTCCGAGGCTGGAGCGGGGGACCACAAGGCCCACCCATCCAGTGGGGATCTGACAATAGATGCCAGTACCGATAAACCCACGGTGATCCAAACTATTGACCTTCAAGTCGAGACCTGCTGCATTAGTAGAGCCCTGGGTCATTGGCTCACCTTCTGAGTAATACCTGAGAGAATCTTGCTCAAAGATATTAGTCTCAGCATTGAAGGTGCCTGGGTCATCTAGTTCATTGGATGTAATATTATATTCATTATGATTCATACTTAGTATCTCCTAGTAAGTGTATGTCTCTGCTTCTGCTTTCTCTCTTAGATTCCGACCAAACTCTAGATCCCTGTTTTTGGTATCAGGAACGGGGGCTCAGAGCAGCCTGTCCGATGGCGTAAAGAGGGAGAGTAATGTCATCTTCCTGCCATACAGCGGGGAGGGTATCGTCGACGGGATCTGAGTTAATGATTGTGTAGTCGAGGTTCTGGAAGAAATCAGTATCGGAATCTTCGCCCAACAACTTACAACAGCACTTCCAAACCTTGTTTCTCCAGGCCCAGAGAGCACAGTTGTTCAGGGCTGCTTCCCAGATAACCTGCCATTTCTCTTCAGTAAAGAGGATATTATCTTCCTCAAAGATATTCTTGATATCTTCCTTGAAGTCTCCATCGTAGTCGCTCATGTCTCCTGAGGAGGTGAACGCATGGATCTGATCATAGATCGCCTCTTCAAACAGCCCAGGGTTCTGATTGATCAGAGTTCTCATAGCATCACTACTCTTATTAAGGTTCTCGCCAAGCCAATTCATTGTGTTATCCTTATGTAACTGTTTATATGGTGTTGAGGTAGGCCCTCTAAACCGTTGTCAGAAGGTCTTCCCTTCTATCCCATCCAGATTTCGGTCGGGGCTCCTATACTCCGCCAATCTGGGGACCTTCCTTACGGCCGAGATTTGGCTCCCATAGGGTAATCTCCCCAGTGGCTCGGTCGTACTCTCCGTCTCGGAGGATACGAACTAGCCGGGCCATTGCTATACAGTAATCATAATCATGGCCTCTGTCCTGATACTCCTGCAGGATCCTGGCCACGATGTTCTCAGGGCTGGTCTCAGCCACGATCTTCTTAGCCTTGACGTCGCCCACCTGCTTGGCTCCAGGGATCCCGTCGCCGGGGTCACCCTTCAGCCACTGCTCGTGGAACTTGACGTTAGCCTGGGCCTCGTCGATGTGCACAGGGAAGCACATCTTGTCGGGGTTCCACAGCCACCCTGGGACGGACTCCATGTCCTTGTCCAGGGAGACAGCACACCCCATGCCTGTGCTCATAGCCAGGCCCATCAGGTCGTCAGCCTCCAGGCGATCTCGGACTACCACAGGGTGGTTGGCCTTCATGATCTCCCGGGCAGGCTTGAGGTTACGCGGGGGTTCTTTACCCTTACGATTACTCTTATAATTAGGGAATACTTCGTAGCGGTAGTTGTCCTTGGAGGGGCAGGACATAGCACAGACGTGCCGGCTACAGAAGTCAGGGATCCAGTAGTTCACATCGAATGCGATGCGCTCCTCCAGCTCAGCAAAGGTAGAGCCGTGCTTGTCTGCCCAGCACGCTGCCCGGACGACGATGATGTCGGCGTCCAGGACAGCGATCTCGGGTTCAGTGATCTTCGTCGTCATCCGGAAGGTCCTCGATTTGGTCAAGAAGCTTGCGGAGCTCGTTATCAATGATACCGGGGTCCGCCTTTCTGTTCTCGATGGTTGACGTGCAGGCCTCGCAAGGGCAGTCTTCTGACGTGCACACCTTGTTGATAAAGTTAGCGGCCCACTTGGCAAGGCCGTCAGCCTCGCCGTCGTTGTGGATAATATAATCATATCCAGCTCGCTTGATGTCAATGTCGGGCAGAGTCTCGAGGAAGTTAGCGATAGCTTCGCTCTCGTGCTTACGCCACTTTCCGTTAGGGTCTTCGATTTCACGCTTACCGTGCTTGACAAAGGTGACTACACCACCGTAGTCGTTGAGGATCTTAATCTCATTCTTGTATCGGCAGTCGTCTACCAATACCAGTAAAGGATTATCCATAATCTTCTCAGATTTGGCAAGCTTCTCGATGTCCTTGAACCAGAGCTTGACCCAATGGTCTGGGTCCTCAGCCCTCATGGTAGCGCCTTGTTCCTGGCAGTACGCTCGGTACTTCTCAGGGTTGACGTCCTTACCGTAGCCATTTGCTGCAGCCTCTCGCTTAAGCGGTCCTGCGAAGGGCATAACCTCCACGTTCCAGCCAAGCTTCTCCGCTGCCGAGAATAGTTCACGCGTCAGGTGGGACTTGCCAGTCCTCGCCTTTCCACTTAGTCCAACTACAATCATTGAATTGTTCCAACAATACGTTAGGGTCAGGGTGTTCTATAAAATTATGACCATTAGCATTTAGCGCTCGGGTGACCATGGTTGAGCAGGTCACAGGCACGGGACCCCACAGCCACCACCAGCGGGCCGTAGCCCAGGTAGAGTCGCATGTGCGGGGTTCAATGTATCTGCCTAGGTCGTTGAGGTGGAACCTGCCTATCGGCCTGTACGTGTCACCGTATGACTTGAACAGGGGATAGGTTGGGTACCAGCCTCCGTACTTGAGATCCGTGTGCAAGGTGCGCCCGTTGATGGTACACGTCACGTGTCCGACAGGGCCCTTGCTCCAGCCCCGGATGAACTTACTTCGCCATCCGTTGCTGAAATCATGCCAAAAGGTTACTTGCATCATGGTAGACTACAGGTTAGTTGATGCCTCCAAGATGAGGCGTTCAGTGATTCAGTGTCAACAGGTGGTGAGTACGTGGGGAAGTCAGCGGCAGGAGGAGGCGTGCTTAGCACACCCTCGGTGTCGCAGTCCACGTTCAACGATTGATACTGTATAGATCCAACCCCTAAGTTTGCCTGAGCTTCTTGCAGTGCAGGCAGCATGAAGTTGCCACCGCTAGGGGCTGAGAGATAGCACTCGAACCCGGTGCCCGTAGACACAGTAGGCACCTGGAACGATGTGGTGACCGTGCTTGCGACGTCATCAGGCTGCCACACCACGCCGTACGAGTAGGCCCCTGGACCACCACTGCGGCTAATGGTAATCTTACCTGGTGTTTCCTGGGAACCAGAGCCACCTGCTGAGTACTGCGTTGACGGAGAGATAGACACAACTCCGTTGTTCTCCATAGTACACGACCCGGATGCGAAAGCGTAACGCGGCGGTGCCACGATGAGGTCGCCTTCGTAGGTGCTGGGTCCAATCTGCTGCAGGTTATTACAGTTACCGCTTAGGCTGACATAGGCTTGGCCCATCAGGCTGGGGTAAATGGTAGAGCCGTAGCTAAACCCAGGGTCAGGCGTAGGTGCTGTGATGCTAGACACCGTACCAAGAGGTACAGATACTGCCGTGTTTGCCGGCCACTCTGCACACACCGTGCCGATATTGAGCGGAGGCCCGGCCCACCCGGGTGCCTGTGCTTGGAGCAAGCCGCCTTGCATGGTGTAGCTAAAGGAGCCAAACCTGCTAAGGACCTGCTTGTTTGTGCCGCCCGTGTTCTGTACGGGACGGTCAATGATAATGGCGTTGTTCCATCCACCACCCTCAGGGTCGATTGTAATCTCTACCTCGCACCCGTCAAAGTCCCAGTCGTAGGCAGAGAAAGGCACCTCGACACCATCAATGGTAACGTTGAGTACGCCGAACCTGCCCAGCACGGAGATGGATCCGTCATTATTAATATTAGTTACAAGTCCCCCACCATCGTAGGGGTTGGCGTCGCCGAAGTTGGCAAGGCCGTTGCGCTTCTCGGCGTGGAGGCGTGAGAGCTTGGGGAGCACGCTGATGAACCAACCAAGGATATCAGTCCACTCGCCTCGCTTCTGCTTCCACACCTTAGCTTCTTCGGTGTCACGCTGCCACGTTTCAGTAGCAGTGTAGTCTTGGTTCTTCTGGATGTATAGCACACGAACCTCTAGTTCTTGGTCGTTTGCTACACGCACCCAGATGTCAAGGCAGGGGTACGATGTAAGGACAGCAGCGAGGAACTGGTTGTTCCTGTCGTTGTCCCGGATTGCATTTGCCTCGAGCATGTTTCTCATTGAGTAAAAGTCTGCTGCCATTAGTGTGTATCCCACCAGTTCTTGCCGATCATTGCCTCACTGTGGATGGGCATTCCAATCTTTAGCCGCTCACCAGCCTCCAGGCTAGCGTCGGTAATGATCTTACATGCACGCTCAGCGTCGTCCTTGTGTACAGCGTACTGCACCTCGTCATGGACGTAGGCCATCTGCTTGTAGCGGATGTCGGTAGCACGCAGACGCATGTCCGCGACCAACATCCAGTACTTAGACACGATGGCACCGGCACCCTGCAGCTTAGTGTTAAGCGCAGCATGCTCAGTACGACACTGAACCCAGCGACCGTCGGGCAACTGGACACGGCCATCGAAGTTGAAGTCTCGGTGGACATCATCGATGACATTCTTAAGAGCAGGGAGAGTCTCTAGGAACTGGGACTTGAGTCTCTTCATCTCCGGCACCGAGGTGCCCATGTCCAGTGCCATGCTTGCGTCGCCAGCACCGTAGAGGAATGTATAGATAAACTTCTTTGCCATATCACGGGTGGCAAGGCCCGCAGCTTCTTGATTGGTAGTATGAATATCACCATTCAGAATCTGATCTGCATAGCTGCCCCCGTCGTAAGCATTCATGTAGTGCGCCAACATGCGCAGCTCTAGACCAGACAGGTCACAACCTACCTGGACATAGTCCGGGAGGCCAGGAATCCAGAGCGACCGCATGCGATCGTTCTTGGTAACCTGAGCTACGTTAGGGTTGGCGTGGGTGCAACGACCAGAGCCTGCGCCCTGGGTGTTGACCTCTCCATGGATGCGCCCGTCAGGGGACGCCTCAGCCTTAGCATTCCAGTCTTGAACCTGGCCGTAGAGCTTGAGGTTTTCACGGTAGCCAAGGATGTCCTTGATCTCAGGGATCTCGAACTTCTTGTTGAGGTAGCCCAGCGTGTGGGTATCCATCTGAGGATTACCCGCATCACTAAACTTAATCTTCTTCTCGATCTGAGGGTACTTCTTGACCAGTCGTTCGAAGACCTGGGCACCACTCTGGGGATTGAAGGGAGTGATCTTGTCCTTGAGACGCTTGTCAGTCTTCTTAGACCAGCGCTCTTCTACCTTGTCGGGGAAGATAGTGCGGAGGTTGTCGAGCAGACCAGCGCGCTCAGAGAGCATGCTCTGCTCCAGCTCCTGCCCACCCTTGAGGTCATAGCCGAAGCCGTTGATCTCCTGGTTGAAGCAGAGCTTACTGATAAGGATCTCGAAGTCTACAATCTTCTTGTTCTCCTTGTAGTACTCAGCCTGTGCCATCAGGATGTCAACGTTGAGCATCACATCCTGCACGCAGTACTTCATCATCTCCAGGGAGAAGCCCTCGTCAAAGGTATGGAACTCCAGCTTCTTGTTACCAAGGTGCTCACCCCAGTGCTTCAGGCTGTTACCTCCCATGGGGTTCTGCCTAATGTCTGGGTTCATGAGACGACTGATCACCAGCGTGTCGATGACAGCACCAGTGTACTTACGCTTGCCGAACTTCTCAATGACAGGGATGTCATACCTACAAATGTTATGACCAATCAGTTTATCAGCTGAGAATAGGAAGTCAAGTCCCTCAGAAATTTCGCCGGGGGAAAATGTATGGGTCACCTTGGTGTCAAGGTCGTACGCTACGATGCAGTACAACTCCTTGACTGACCAGTAGAGACCATCAGCTTCGATGTCAAATACTAGACGCATTAGTTCTTCTTTCTAAAGACTGTCTTCATCTGACCCTCGATCTCCTGAACCTTGACACTCACCTCCTCCATTCGAGAGGAGTTATGATTGTACCACAGGCCGGTAGCCACGCCACACTTACCGTTGAGTCGGTTCTTGAGGACACGGATAGCGGTGCAGTTGCTTGTGAAGTGATCAGGGTCCTGGCGGTTACGCTCGAGGGCAATGATTGTATTGGGGACAGAAGACAGCGAGCCGGAGCCACGGATATCTTCAATAGAAATGTGGCTCCCCTCTTCGTAAGACTTCATGGTCTTCTTGAGCTGGGACACCACGTCGATGTGAACGCCGGTGCGAGTGCTGATAGAACGGAGGTCCTTCATGACCTGGTCCATCATCTGACGCTCGTCAAGTTCCTTGCTGTCCTTGACACCGAGCAGGCCAGCGGCCAACGCAGTGATGTGGTCAAGCACAACGACATCTACGTCAAGGCACACAGCCATGTACTCGATGCGAGCCAGGGCATTAGCGTATGCGTTGTTACCGAAATGATTGTAAATGTAGAGCGGCATGGAACCCAGCGTGTTGATGGCAGCACTGTAGGTGTCGTCATCCAGGTTGCCGGGAAGTTTGAGAGGATCCTTGCCCTGCTTCTCACGGAGGATGTTGAGCATCTTACCTGCACGGATCTCTCGCACGGGCTGGGAAATCATCAGGGAGATGAGGTCATCACGGGTCTCTTCGATTGCTTCTTCGAGCATGATCATACCAACCTTGCGTCCTTCGCAGAGGTGGTGCCACGCGATCTCACGCACGATGGTAGACTTACCTGAGCCGGTGCCGGAGATGTACATGGTCAGCTCGCCGGAGCGTTGGCCGATGGTGTACTCAGTCAGCTTGTCCCAGGGGAAGTCCCACACCTCGCCGAAGTCCTTGACGGACTCACCCACGTCAGAGACATGGACGATCTCGTCAGGACTGTGGAGCCTGGCTTGGAAGGTGGCGTCAACGATAGCCTTACTATTGTTATTAACCACACACTCATTAGCATCCTTGAAGGGCAGCGTGGCAATGCGGACCCGGCCCGGGGGCAGGATCTCTGCAGCCTCGACGGCAGCCGCACGGCCAGCGTCATCGCTGTCAAACATGATGATGATCTCATCGAAGGTGCACAGCCACTCGTAGCTGTTCTTGATGTTCTGAGCAACCGAGTTGACCCCGCCGTTCAGAGACACGACAGGCCAGCCACCGTTTACCTGGTAAACAGACATGGCATCGATCTCTCCTTCGGTAATGGTAATCTTCTTACCACCCTCGAAGAGATCCTGACCGAACAGGGTAGCTGCTCGGCTGTCGCCACGCCATCGGAAGTCCTTGGTGTCATCCAGTCGGTACTTCTGTGCGATGGGAGCACCCTTCTCGTAGAAGGTGCAGATGTGCATCTCACCCTTACCGGTGTCCTTGATCTGGTAGTTGAACTTACGGAGCGTAGCCTCATCGAGACGACGCCTTGGAAGGTCACGGAACTCACCGTAGATAGCTTCCCAGTCCTTAGGTTGTGGTCTGGTACTCATGATTTGTCCTTCTCCTCTCTCGTAATATTTACAGGCATAGCAATAGCCATGGCCATCATTATACCTAGCCAGATTGTCGCAGCTGTTGTCATTGCCGTTTTCAGCGCAGCGAGGACACTGCTCACGACCCGTAACGAATGTGTCGCCATGTTCCGTCATCGTCCTGCTCATAATTTATATTCTCTTCAGTAATAGTAATGTCGATGTGTCCTGGGTGTTCCCACGACTCAGTCCACGACTTGTTGACGTGGAGCTCAACGATCTGCTTGTCATCATCCCAGAGGATGCCGTTGAACGAGTCTAACACGCCCTTTGCGTAGTTGTCTACGTCTGCCCGAGGAGTCCAGAGCTTGGTCTTCTTAGGCTTAGTCACAAAGCAGTCCACCTGCACGCAAAGAGGAGAGAGCAGTGGATCAAAGTCCACCACTCTCTCCTCAATCATTTGCTGCATGTCCTTACGGAACTGCTTGTACGGGCCAGCGTAATACGTATGGCCTGCACGTGTGACGCGGGGGCGGCTAGCTGAGACGGGGTTAACGTCAAAGCTAAACACCCACATCAGAAGGGCAGATCTTCGGAGGGAATCTCAGCCTTGGGCTCAGCAGCGGGAGCAGCAGCCGGGGCAGCTTCGCCACCGGTCATGTCTTCCCAGCCACCAGCCTCGCCACCGGAAGCCTGCGTGGCTTCGACGACCTGGATACCGTTCAGCCAGAAGCCAAGCTTCTCCTTCTCAGTGACCCAGACCTTGAGCCGGACGGTGTCGCCCGAGCCGGGGAGGTAGTCCTCCATCGGCTTACCAGTGGAGTCGACGACGGTGCCGGCCCATCGGTCGATGTTGTCCTTGGTAAACTGCGTGGTCTTAACAGTCACAGCCGCCGGGTAGTCTCCCTTAGCAGGGAGGAAGCCCGAGACCGTGTCCTTGGTGAGCTTCTCAACACCGAATCGCTGGGCGATCAGTGCTTCGAGCTCAGGGGTCACCTCGATCTGGACCGTGTGCTTCTTGGAGCCACGGAACTCGTCGGGACGCATGAGGTTAGCCCAGGTGCATCGGACAGCAGGAGTGTAGATTTCGTTTCGCTTGTTGCTCATTGTAGTTTCCTTTGTAGTTAGAGCGTAAGATTCAGCGGTAGTCTTCAAGGTGGAGCGGCTCAAATGCAGCGTACTCCCCATCAATCACAATACCACAGCCCAGAAGTGGGCGCTTAGAATAGATCTTAGAGTAGTTAAGGTACGGGGAGCGGGGATCTGTACCGCATCCGACCTGGAGCCCGAAGTAACGGGTCTTCTGGTTAGCGCCGTAGCACACACCAGCCTGTGCATGGAAGTGACCCTGTACAACAGAGGTGAATTCCATGCCAGCGTTGAGGAACGCTGCGTTCTGCTGGTTGCTGCGGCCCTTGTCACCATGTCGATAGATAACATTATCGATTACAAGATCATGGTGTCGGGGGTGGATCTTCCATGTGTCGGGGAGATCCAGGAGTTCAGAGAGAGAGACAAGCATCGAAGGGGGGAGGCCCACCTCCTTGGCCTGGCGCACCGGAAGGGCTGAGTGGTTGCCAGTCATGTAGTCAACATGAGGGAACGTTTCGGTCAGCTTAGCCACCTGGTCACGAGCCATGTCAAGCTCACGCTCAATGGACTCCAGACCAAATTCCTTCTGATGGAACGAGATGGCATGGAAGTCTGCGA